ATTAAAGAACGAGATCCAGATTACTGGCGAGTGTATGGTGAAGGACAAAGAGCTGTATTTAGTGAGAAGCAAATATTTAAAAACTGGAATTACATACCACATAAAGATTTCCCAGAGTTAGATGATGAGGTGCTGGGATGTGATTTTGGATTTTCCCAGGATCCTCTAGCGATTGTAAAAGTTGGAAAGCATAATGATAATTTATACATACATGAGCTTATTTATAAAAAAGGAATGACAAACAGAGATATTGCCGAGTTTATTAAAGGGCAAAAGCTAAATGAAATGCTAATGTATTGTGATAGTGCTGAGCCAAAAAGTATTGAGGAGCTTAGGCAAATGAGCGTATTAGCAAAGGGTGCTGTTAAAGGTCAAGGCAGTATCAATGCTGGTATTAGCTTATTAAAAGAATTTGATATATATGTTAGTGAGGAATCATCAAACATATTAAAAGAACAATTATCATATATTTATGATGAGTTAAAAGATGGCACAATAATTAATAAACCAAAAGCTAATCAAGCGGACCATTTGCTTGATTCAATCAGATATTGTGTATATAGTAGATGGCGAAATAGAAATGATTTTTTTGTTGTATAATAAAAGAATTTATTATTTTGTATTTTTACATAAAATTTTATTTTAATGGCAACATTTTACGATAGGTTCAAATCTTTAATATCAAACAAATCACAAAACACAAACGAACAATACAACCGAGCAATTTATAATTGGCTGGGTAATACTATTGTTTGGAATACTGAAAATGATGAAACATATATTAATGATGGTTACAGAAAAAATGCAACTATATATTCTATAATAAACCTTATAACAAAAGCCGCCGCTACAATTCCCTATAATATTTACGAAAAAGTTAATGATAGTAGTTATAAAAAATATAAAGCATTAACTAATGGCATTGCTGATCCTAATGTAATGATCAAAGCTCAAATGTTAAAAAAGCATGCATTAGTTGAATTGGAGCATTCTGAATTACACAAACTATTAGAGCGACCAAACCCAGCTCAGTCGTATGCAACATGGATTACAGAAATGATTGCATTTGGTAAATTGACTGGAAACAGATACATATATGGTATTGGACCAGAAACTGGTGCAAATATTAATAAATACACTGAGCTTTACATTATGCCATCTCAGATTATGGAAATAAATTCTGGGGGTATAATGAAGCCAGTGGAATCATATACTATTGAATACAATGGTACATATCACATACCAGCCGAGCAAATGTGCCACATAAAAGATTTTAACCCTTATTATGATGGTACTGGTTCACATTTATATGGACAATCACCATTAAAAGCTGGTTTAAGATCAATGACTACTAACAACGAAGCAGTTGAAAGCGGAGTTAAGTTTTTACAGAACCAAACAGCTAGAGGAGTTTTAATGAGTGAGGAGGGTGATTTAAATGAGGTTCAAGCTCAACAGTTAAAAGATAAATTTAGAAAAGAACATCAAGGCAGTAGCAAAGCTGGGGATATTATTATAACTCCAAAAAAATTATCATGGGTTAACTTTGGATTAAATGCATCTGACATGAGTTTAATAGAGCAATACAATGCATCAATTAAAGATTTATGTAATGTTTATAATGTGCCAGTTGTATTATTAAACAATACAGAATCATCAACTTATAACAACGTAAAAGAAGCTAAAAAAGCATTATATCAAAATTGTGTAATTCCTGAGTTGTTAAAGATCCAGGATGAGTTAAATAGATGGTTAGCTCCAATGTATGGTGATAATATTTGTATTGAATATGATTTTTCTGTTATACCAGAACTACAAGAAGAAACTGACAAAGTGGTTGAGCAAATGTCTAAAGCATGGTGGCTAACTCCAAATGAAAAGAGAGCCGCAATGTCTTATTCTCATGATGAGGACAATCCAATATTAGATGAGTATTATATACCAGCTAACTTAATTCCAGCATCTGGTAGTGATATTGATTTTGCAGATCCACAGCCATTGGCAAGTGAAAACAATGCTGAAAAAAATAATGTTGTTAATACTGAGATTAAAAAAGATGTTAAACCAAAAGATTTTTCACCAAAGGTTGCAACTTATAAATCCAATAAATAAAAATGAGTAATGTTAAATGGCGAGATGCATTTGAAAAGCAAAGGCAAATAACAGAAAAAAGAAATACATCAAGATTTACAAAATACTATCAAAGCCAATATAATAAAGGGGTTGATAATATTATAGCAACTGGATCAACTGACTATACATCATTATTTACAATAAGTTTTTTTAATACTTTATATCATGAGCTTTATGATGATACATCAATGCATTTTGCTAAATGGTATGCTAGAACTTTTGATAAATATTTGAAAAAAGGAGTTTCTAGTAAAGATTATATTACACAATGGCAATTAGCATTTGGTGTTTATGCTGATCGAGCCGCCGCTAGGAATGTAACTTTAGTTAGTGGCACAGCTAAAAAAACATTAATAAAAATTACACAAAGATTGTTTAGAGATCCTGAGTTTGTAGCATTAGGAGCTGATGCAAAAGCTAGAATACTTAAAAGGCAATTTAAAAAATATTCAAGGTATCAAGCATTAAGATTAGTTAGAACCGAAACAACTAGAGCCGCAAACTTTGGAGTTGAACAAAGTGCATTAAGTGTTTTTCCTGGCGAGAATCTTATTAAAGAATGGTCAACATCTATTGATGGCAGAGAGAGAGATTGGCATGCTCAAGCTAATGGGCAAAAAGTGCCAAACAAAGATTCTTTTATTGTAGGTGGCGAATCTATTATGCGACCTGGTGAGGGATCTGCTTTAAATGTTGTTAATTGTAGATGCTCAGCTATTTATTACCCAGATAGATCAAATCAATACAGTAACTCATCTAGTTTGTTAAATGTTATTGGTGCTGGCTTAGCAATTAATGAGTTAACAAGGGATTAAAAATTAATTTAGTAATTTTACAAAAAATATAATTATATGGAATTTATTTACAAAGCCGCTCCACTTGGTGATGTTGTTTACGATATTGATGAGAAAAATAATCTTGTAAAAGGTTATGGATCTTTTTTTGATAATAAAGACAGTGATCAAGATATTATAAGAAAAGGAGCTTATAATAAGACAATTAAAGAAAATGGATCTAGGGTTAAGTATTTATATCAACATGATATGATGCAACCTATCGGTAAAATGAATGAATTGTATGAAGATGACAAAGGTTTAGTTTTTGTTGCTGAGGTTCCTAAAACACAATTAGGTAATGATGTAATTGAATTAATGAAAGCTGGAGTGATCACTGAAAACTCTGTTGGAATTATGCCAATAGTAAAAGAAAACAAAGGTGATTACAGAGAGATTAGAGAAGTTAAATTGTACGAAATTAGTGCGGTTACTCTAGCGGCAAATGATCAAGCTAAGATATTGGATGTAAAAGGAATGTCTAATATTGATCAAGTTTACAAAAGATATGATAATATTTGTAAGCTACTTAGGAAAGGACATATTTCAGATGAAATGGGATATGCTTTAGAATCAGAAATACTTAAACTCAAAACATATTTTATTAATGCTACTCAGCCAGTTGAAGAAACTACTGAGCCAGTTGTAAAGATGGTACAAGAGGTTGATATTTACAAATACTTAATTAATAAACTTTAAAAAAATTCTACTAAAATGGAAGAAAACGTAAAAAATCAGCTTGACCAATTAGGCAACATCATTGATGCTAAATTGGAAAAAGCTCATGGACAAGCAGTTGATTCAGCAACTGGTAAGGCGGATGTTGCTCTAAAGGGCGAGATTGCAAACCTAACACAAAAATTTACTGAGAGAATGGATGCTATTGAAGTATCTAACAAAAAAAGATTTGAAGCATCTCAAATAGAGGACAAATCATTTGGTGGCAACTTAAGAAAAGCTATCAAAGAGGGTGCATTAGATTCAATGAGAAATGGATCATCAAGATCCACAAATTTCTCTATAAAGGCGGATATGACAATAGCAGCCGATTTTACTGGTGATGTAATACCACCACAAAGAATACCAGGATACAAGTTTGATCCTACAACTCCACAAAATATAAGACAAATAATCCCAGTTGGTTCAACTAACTCTGATGTTGTTAAATATGTAAAAGAAAGTGGATATTCAAATGGTGCGGCGGCGGCGGCTGAGGGTGCAACACTTGCACAATCAGATTTCGATATGACTGCAACAGATGCTAATGTTAGAAAAATTGGAACGTATTTAAGAATCTCTGATGAGATGATGGCTGATACACCACAAATTTCTAGCTACCTATCTGCTAGAGTACCAGCTAAATTAATGGAGGTTGAAGATGACCAAATACTAGGTGGTAACGGAACAGCTCCTAATTTAAATGGATTATATAACTCATCATCTGATTTTGATGTTTCATCTAATGGTAAATTTTACCAGTCAGTTGAATCAGCAAATGAATTTGATTGTTTAGTTGCGGCTTTAAACCAGTTACAACTTTCAAATTATAGAGCAGATTATATTCTGTTAAATCCAACTGATTTTCACAAGATCTTATTGTTAAAAGACACTACTAATAACTATATTAAAGATCAAGTGTATCAAGGATTACAACCTAATTTCTTAGGTGTGCCTATCGCTGTTAATAATGAAGTGAATGCTGGAACTTTCCTAGTTGGAAACTTTGGGCAAGCATGTCAACTATGGGTTAGAGATAACGTATCTGTTGAGTTCTTTAGCGAAGATGGAACTAACGTTAGAGATGGTTTTATCACTGTAAGGGTAAAAGAGAGAGTTGCATTAGCTACTTATTTACCAAATGGAATTATCAATGGAACTTTCAGTACTGCAAAAGCGGCACTAGAAACTCCATAATAATAACCATTATTATAATTAAAGGGGTATTTATTACCCCTTTTTTTATGGGGTAAACTGAAATAATAATAAAATAAATGCAAAATATATTTGCTATTTAAAAATATTCTTTTA